AAGAACACTGATTAATTTATTATTTATTTATTCACATTTATTGTTGTTTTGCATTTTTATAATTTATATTTTAACCTTTATCATTTTTTAATGTAAATGATTTTTACATTAAAATGATTTTTTACATTTTTATTTTTTATTTCTTATCCTTTAAAGAAGATGCCATTGCGTGATTTTCATTCCGTTCATTTTATTACGGGGTGTTTGCGAATGGGTTGTGTTCAAGCATGGATAGATAATGATAAACATACATGTCCGTATTGCCGGACAGATATGAGAAAGGAGGTTAAAATAGTTGAATTTGTTTAAGGTTGGTATTATTGTTAGTTGCTTATTTCTGCTTAAAAGCAGATAAATTACGTTTTCCCTTTATTTTTTGTTTGCGAGTTATTTGCTGTTTCAAATGTTTTGGGTCAATTTCTTTCACCGTTAATGGCGTCTTTTTTGTAATTCTTTTGGTGGGTCTATATACTGGATATGATTTGTTCCCAACATCTTTCCATTCTTCTTTGAACCATCGTGTTAAACCCTGATTTTTTCTTTTTGTTTTCCCACGATATTTTCCACCCATTTCCTTATATAATTTCACAATATATCCGCTTTTATACGCACTTGATTTTTTGTAAGTCTTGTCTGCAATCCTCTTGGCTTTGGCGTATAACTTTTTGTTTATTGGTTCGCTCATTTACTATACTTTATTATTTTTATTGTTTGTTAGATAAAAGCAAACAATAAATTAAAAATTCAACATTCTTTCTAAACATACAATGACTGATTTGTGGCAACGTGTTTCAAAAGAAGCACAGGTATTTCACGCAATTTAGCCATCCATTCCATATTTTCCAGTAATTCCGCGACACATTCTAGTTCGGCAGCAATGCTGGTAATTTTTAAAAGTGCCTTGATAAATTCACCCAAAAAAATACCCCGTTCTTGTATCCGATTTAACACCATTTTACACGCTTCTTCGTTTTCAGCATTGCACCAATCTTCTATTATATCCATCAAATCAAAATGCATTTCATATTCTTCCCCGCTTTCTATTCCAAGTTGTGCTTCTGTTTCTTCATATTCTTCATACAAATGCTTCAATGCACCCACGACTGAACTCACATTGTCGCCAATTATATTCCCATCAGGAACTGACATTTGTTTTAAACTTTCGTTGTCTGAAAGACGAATGGATGTGAAACAACTAAATACAATCGCCATTTGCACCGCAGATAAATTAGTCATTTTTTCGCCTTCATTGCAAAAGAAATCTGCAAAAACAATGCTGGGAAGTTCGTGTATTTTTTGCACTATTTCGCACTTGATGTTTTGTTTTCTCTGGTCTTGTTCTTCTTGTGAATGTAAAATAAAACCGCGATGTTTTAAAAGTTCCAGCACCTTTTGTATTTCATTTTGCATATACGTTTCCATTCCATTTATTTCGCATTCTAATTCATATATTTTTGCATCTTGTTCTTGACTTGCCTTAACGCCATTGATTGCCTTTTTCAATTCAGCTTCACCATATTCGGCATGCAGTGCGTCCAATTCTTTCACAAGATTTTTGCGTTTTTTATTCACACTGCGAGGTAATAATTCCAAACACAAACGATAATGCTCCACAATAGTGTTCGAAATAGACGATACACCGACGTTACCTTGTTCCGCCATAGATTGACGTTTATATTCTTCCAAAGTATGTTTGCATGCGCTCCACCTTTCTTGAAACTCCAATGCGGTCATACTTTTATTCGCATATTCACTCAATTCATTCATTTGTCCCGCCGAATTAAACCATTCCTTTAAAACCAATCCATAATTCAACCGAAACTTGCTTTTTAATTGTTGCGGTGTTCCATTCAACATTGTTTTGTAGTCATGAGCGGAAACTCCCGAAAATAAATTATTCAAATGAATTACATTTCCCACACTATCTATACCCAATCGTCCTGCTCGTCCCGCAGCCTGGGTCATTTCAAAAGAATGCAGCAATCTATGTTGTTTTGATGCACCCTTACCGGCAAATTTACGTACATCGGTAAAAATAGTGGTCTTGACTGGAAGATTAATGCCCACACTCATAGTTTCGGTGCAAAAAAGTAATTTGACAAAACCACGTGCAAACAATAATTCCACCATTTCTTTTAATATCGGCATCAATCCTGCGTGATGAATGGCAATACCCTTTCGCAAAAGAGCAACTAAATTAATATATTCGGGCAATCTCAAATATTCCTCAAAATTCGGCAAACGCTGTCTCAAAAGTGTTTCGCATTCCCGGTCTACGGTATAAGGTATTTTGCTATCAAATTCAAGCAGATTTGTTCCCACTTCTTTGGCACATATTTCCAATTGCTTGCGACTAAACACATAACACAATGCAGGGAGCATATCATTTTCCACCATGTGCTTACATACTTGATTTAACACGTGCCCTCTTTTGGCGTGAGACCGGGATTTTTCAAAAATACCAAGCGTCTTATTAATTGTGGTAAAATTTGTGTCATTAAATATTCCTTTGGCATCTTGGATAACCAAAGGTTTATCAATTACAGCACGAATTTCTTGTTGTGTTGCCTTGTCCTTTATTGTTTTAAAAATACCTGCGGGTGAAGTAATGAAGGCATAATGCGTCAATGGAACCGCCCGATGCATTTTTTTCGCCAAATAGACTATTTGTTGTGTTTTTTCTTGTTCCTGTGTTTGCGTTTGAGTTTGTCTATCATTTTTTACATCATTATATCTGTTTTCAATCCAAAGTGCAAAAGAATTGGGATTGGACAATGTAGCCGAAAGACCGACCACTTGCACATGTTTCGGAAGCATCATGAGCGTATTTTCCCAAACGGTTCCCCGATGCTCGTCGCCAATCATGTGTATCTCATCAAACACCACACACCCCAATTCTTCGGGAATATTCATTTCGAAAGATGTATTTGTTGTTATTGTCATAGAGGTTGGAGATAACGCATTTGACTGCTGTTTTAACGCGATTAATTTATTCAACAATATTTCAGTGGTCATAATCAACACGTCGGCGGCCGGATTGCAACGAATATCACCCGTAATTAAACCGAAAGAAATATGCGGATATTTATGACTGAATTGATAATATTTTTCATTAGATAATGCCTTTATGGGACAGGTATAAATCACCTTTTTCCCCATTTGATGGAAAAAAGACAGAGCAAAATCACCGCCAAATGTTTTTCCTGAACCCGTTGGAGCACACAATAAGACGTGATTGCGAGTAGCAATGGCTTCTACCGCCCATTTTTGAAAATCATGCAGTTTATAAGGGTAGGATGCGTAATATTTTTCATATTCTGGTTCCTGTTCTTGGGGATAAGTCAGCGAACAGAGTTTTACCATTATTCATTTATATATGTGGGTTCTATTTATATTGTTTGTTAGCTAAAAACAAATAATATTTGATGTTCGAAATTAAATTATTTTTTATATTTTTCCCGTTTTAAATTGCATATGGAAGCAAAACACGTAACGATTATTTCTTCCCAAAATAATCCTTTATAGATTTACTTGGTTTTCGAGTTTTTAATAATAGTATTTCTTTTTCTAACTGCTTAATTTTTTCTTCTGCTTGTAAAAGTTTTTCTTGTAATGATTTATTTTCTTTTTCTATTTCTGGTTGATGTGTTGGTTGAATAGTAATATCTTGCATTTGGTCTTTTTGTTTTGTTATTATTTCACTTAGTAAATTACTAAACACATCATCTATAAAAACAACATTTATATCAGATTGTTTAAATATTTCTATAAGTTTATCTTTTGATGTATTAATTGAATTGTATTCTTTAATTAATAAAATGAATTCACCATGAAACATTCTGGAATTTTTATTCACAAAATCCCATGTTTCTTTTACTTCTTCAAATTTTCTACCTCCATATTCCCATACAGAGTTTTTACCTTTAACATACCCTACTTCATCTAACATATCTTGTTTCTCTTTTTCTAAATTATTTAAAGTTAATTCTTTTTGTGTTTTCATTTTTCGCAAAACACACGGATAATCATCGCCCAGCAATGGTTTTAATTCAATATAAATATTAGATAAGGCATATTCATAATCATCATTACCTTCATACTTACAATCACAAATATCTTCTTCTTCTTTTTCATCCCAATTACATTTACATTGTAATTTTGTAAAACTTAAGTCATCAATTATAACATCCCAATTAAATGACCCTTCAAATTCACATCTTGCAGATGAATATGATACGTTTTTTTTATATTTAAATTTTTTATAAATTAAACGCAATAATTTTTCAACATTTTTATTTTCTAAAAATATATTTTGTAACTTATTATGTTCTGGTGTTTTTGAGTTTAAGTTAGTTGTTGTTATTGTTTGATTAACGCAAATGTTATAAATAATTGGAAATTTTTTGAACCATTCTTGTTGCTTACACCATTCCAAATAATTAGTGTCATTTATTAAATTTATAATAGATTGTCCTTTATACTGTCCAAAAGGAACTAATGGTAAAGATTGTGTGTCCATTTTGTTATATTATGTGCTGATTTTGATACTAATAATTATTTATAAAATTTAATTCAATTTTATAAATAAATAGTATATATGCCTCACCAAAAGAGTAGTATATTATAGGCTTGATGTATTTTTATATCATTTTTGAAAAAAATAAACCTGAACCTAAAAATCAATCCTAAAATTTAAACTGCACTGCCTCTGGTGTAGATACGAACCATATTTTATCATTCACGCGCAATTCATTTAATCTTCGCAAACTAAATTCTAACAAAAGACACATCCAAGTTTTGGACTGCTTTTTAGCCACAACCACATCTTTTGAAAATAGTAAATTGTTAGAGGCAGTTGAAAGCCAATCAAGGTCCTTCAAAATATCCTGTGGGGTTGCCTGAAAACAATTTGTGCCTTTCAGCACCTGATTTGCGTCCGTCTTTTTTATTTTCTCCACATTTTTCATTTTAAACACAATGTTTGTTTTGCTATTGTGAAATCCAATAAATCCCACTTTATTTTCCAAAGAAAGACCTCCAATGGTGCGTTTTGTAGCATTAATTTTAAATGTATTATTGCGCGTTGAATTTAATTCATTGTTTAAAGTGTTAGGTAATGCTTCCCAGATTTTCTGGGAATTTAATTGGAAATAAGTTCCATCAACCTGTTCCAAGTCTACCTTCTTTAAAATAGGGTCGGTGATAAAATACACCATTTTCTTCCCACGATAATCAAAAGTAAAAGATTGAATATATTGAATTATTTCCGTGAAAAAAAGCGATGTTTTTATCTTGTTCCTAACATCAAATTCAATATTTTCAATTTTGTTAGTTTGAACGTAATTCATAACCTCCAACTTTTCTTCCATGCTCAACATATCAAACAAATGTCTAATTACCAGTTTCATCCAATCCAGATTAGTGGTTGTTTTAGATGTATCTCCTTGGCTCAGGAACATAATTACCTCTCCCAAAGTATGCATCTCTGTTTTTTTAGCATTACTGGTTGGAACCTGCTGGGACAAAAATTGAATGCGGTCATATTTTTCAAACAACGCAATAAACAACTCTTGGTCTTTTTCTATGGGTTCTTTTTCACCAATTTTGTCAATTCCAACAGATTTTACACTCATTAATTGCTGTTTTCTCGGAACCTGTTTCTGCGTTTCAATCGGCACAATATTTTTCACCGCAATAACATCATAATTTATATTCAATTTCATACTTCGGTCTTGGATAGACAGGTTTTTCACATTTATTTCCTTGGGTTGATACAAATAGTAATCTCCAATATTAACCATGGTTCCGTGCCGTCCATACTTATCTACAAGAACCATTTCATTATCCATAATATAAGTAAGGGCTAAATCAATCAAATGCACCGGAAATGTTTGATGCGAATTATTCACAAAGGCAATTAAATCCCTTTTTTCGTAAAAAAATCGGTCTTGAAACAACATCAAAACAAGGGCAACAATTTTGCCAATGTTAGTTTGCGAAAAATGGACGTTGTATGTCGTATCATTTATTTTGGCTGTCTTTAATTGCTGTGGACTACATTCGTATTCACATGTATCCATATAATCACATGATGCACTATGCGGTTTATCTCCCACGGCATAATCGCGAACTATTTGTCCGTCTGGCAACCGAATAGTTATTTTTTGGTCGGAAAAATTATCTTCGGTAAAATTAGTCTGTGCGTTGTTTAAAATACAATCAACCGCATTCTGCTTTATTACACGAGCAACCTTTCCAATATCAATAGCCTTCTTTTCTGCGTGACGATATTGGTATAAATCCATCGCTTCTTCATTCGGTCGGTCAGTAAGCATGGAAGCATGCAAAAATATCTCCACATTCCGTTTATCAAAAGGCAACCTGCGATGACTGAAATTGCGAACCCCGCGACCCACAATTTGTTCGATGCGATTTAAATTGAACCACGGGTCTAAAATATGAATTTGACGCACCATTTGCAAGTCAATTCCCTCAGAACCGGAATCCGAAATCAAAACCACCTTTATTTTGTCTCCATTTATATTGTCTGCGTGATTGAGTTTATTAATTATCTTAAAATCAGGTGTCAAAAGTGGCGTTCCAGTAATCATTATATAACTATATGGCGACTTTTTACGGCTTTGACCCGTCTTTTTCATTAAATTACCGCGACTGGATGCATTATTAAAGCCCATTTCTTCCAACACAAGAGCCATTGGCACAATTCCAGAGAAAATATATTTTGAATAAATGAGAACAATACCTTCTACTCCCTCATCCAGAATAGACCCAATTGCGTGCATTTTTGAACTATATTCTTTCAAATTATCCAACTGAAAGATTTTTGGTTGTTGAGGTTTATATTCAAAATTACCAATTTCTACATTGGTGCGCGTATAATTCATGATTTTTCGCAAACCATTTTCACCAATATTATCAATATTTCCGTCTTGTTTCACTGCATCTGCAAGGATTTTTTTGCTTATATATTTTTTAATATATGCTTGGTCTTTCTTTTCATCTTTATCATATTCCATTTCTTCATACTCATCTCTTCCATTTTTGGGTTTATCATCATCATCTATGATTTGTTGCGCATCTTTTGTCGCATCAAACTCAATGAATAATTCCTGCTCTTCTTCTTTATCATCCACATCCGCATCCGCATCCGCATCCGCATCCGCAATCGCATCCACATCATCAATATCAGAGTCGGCATCATAAAATAGTTCGTCTTGTTTCGCTGTTGGGTAAGCAATAATAGAACACTGAATGCATTTGGAAATTGTATCAATGGTATAAATTGTTTTCTTATAAAACAACTGATGATTAATAATTTTCCTATATGTCGCCATTTGTTCGCCCTCCATGTTAGTTAAGTAAGGTTTCAAATATATTTTCGGGTCGCCAATAATCACACCATTTGGTTTATGTGTTGGGTAAGCAATGTAAGGAAAAGTATGTCGCGGAGCAAAAATATTCGGGTAAATGCGAAAGGGGAATGTGTATGGGTTTTCACCGCGCACATAGGATATATATCCTCTCATCTTTCGCATCAGCAACTCTTTTCCTCCACGTTTGAATTCCCCATTGTCATTAAACACATCGCCAATCGTAATTATTCCTCTTTTGTCATTTACATTCAGTAAATTTACCAACCATATAATTTCAGTATAATGATTAAACATCGGCGTTGCCGTCAAAAGAAGCAATTGAGTATTTTGCGAGTTTTGAAGCATATTAATCAAGTTCTCTGAAATAGAAGAACCCTGCTTACGAATATTATGAATTTCATCAATTACAATCAAACGATTATTAAAAAATACACTTTTCGCATCTCCGTCCTTGACCGATTTAATTTTACTTTCAATCAAATTGGAAAATTTTTCATATCCCATAAATAAATAAGACCCAGCAATCACCTTCTTTATTTCTTTTTCAACGTAGTCCTTAATATCGCGTTCAGTTCCCTGATAAGGGACGCGTCCAGGATTAATTTCATTCAACAATTCATTTCCCACACACCCGTCATAACTGCACACGCCACTTTTACTGACTTTCAGTTTAGAACGATTAAATAACTGCAATTGAAAATTCTCCTGAACAAAGGGACTGGCTACAATGTATATTTTAGACAAAGGAATATTCATTCGTTTCATGTATTGACGCCTTTCTTCGCATACTCCTATCGCCGAACACGTTTTTCCCGACCCCAGACCATGATACAAAAGAAGACTATTGTAAGGAGTATAAAACGACAAAAAATTCTTGACAAATATTTGATGCGGTGCTAACTCAAATGACTTTTCCGCCAACTCATCCGCATAAGTAGGAATGTCTAAAATTGCTCCGTCATATTGTGTGTCATAAAACTCACGTTTATCGGCAATCTTGCGATTAAAATCCGCGTCGTCCAAGTGCGGGTATAGATGAGCTTCTTTTATATCCTTACCTTCTTTTTTTATCGCCGTTTGGTTGTCTAACTCGTGTTTATTTAATAATTTGTTAGTTTTAGCATCCATTGAAACTAAATCTCACAAACAAAAATTGACTGCAACTTATATTATTTTTATATTATATTTTTGATACATTTATTGTAATTTTTGATACATTGTAAATTATAGATAAAATATAATGTAATATAAATGCGAAGCCATCACGGCAAATATTCTCATTCTTTAAAAAATAAAAATGGTTTTCAATCTGCTCGTCCTAACAAAATGAAAAATAGAAACAAAAAATACACGAAAAAATATGCGAAAAAACGCACAAAAAAATATCACCGAAAGTCTTGGAAAGGGGGCAGGTCTCACAATTTCAAACATCTCAATTGCCATCCTTCTTCCAAAACATCACGTGCAACTAAAACCACGTGTTATGATAAAAATCAACTCAAATATCTCCAAACTATTTGGAACGTCAAACATCCTAAGGACCAAATACCGACACCCGCATCACCTACCCAAATATGGAACACGCTTAAACGAAAATATCAAAAGGAATGCGATGATGAAAAATGCTGGATAAACAAACTGAAAACCGAAGGCGGTAATCCCGCACTTTTACGCAAAACTCAGCCTAATACCACCGCCGCCACCCCCAGTTTGACCAATTCTTTTGCCCCTAATGCACCCAAAGAATGGAAAAAATCACCGAATGCGTGGTTATCAAGCGACGATATTATTAAAGTGATGAAACAATATGAAACAACCTATAAATGTTTTGAATTCATTGGACCTTCCCCCATTGACTTTGATACACGTATTACAGACCCTGCTTATAAAGAAAATGAAGACGATAACTGCGTGTGGGAAGAATTGTGTAATTTTAGTGTAAAACAGCAGTTGGAAAAGGGCAAAACAAAAATTGGTGTTATTTTTAATACAGACCCACACTATAAATCAGGAGAACACTGGATTTCACTTTTTATCAACATTAAAAAAGGCAAGATTTTCTTTTTTGATAGCGTGGGAAATAAAGCACCCAAGGAAATTATGGTGTTGGTGGATAGAATTATAAAACAAGGACTGAACCAAAATCCCCCCATACATTTTACTTTCGACCAAAATTATCCAGTGGAACATCAATATAGCAATACCGAATGTGGCGTTTATTCGCTCTACTTTATCGTGCATATGTTGGAGGATAAACTTACAGGAGGATACTTAAAAAATCATATTTTAACAGACAAATATATAGAAAAATACAGGAAAATCTTTTTTAATTGATGTGTTTGTTAGGAACGATTATATATTTGTATATAAACTCAATCAATCATTTTTTATTCATGTTTCACACTGCCGTAAAATTCATTCTTAAAGATTTTTTCAGTTTTACTTATTTTGGCTTTACAAGCCTCAATTAAACTACATTCTTCTTCCGACAAATGGTCTTGATAATAATATTGGACGTTTGATAATTCCATTATCCACGAAGTGCATTTATTTGGCATCATTATCATAAATTCAAAGTGTGATGAAACTAATTCAATCGGTGTTTTATTAATATAATCAAATAATACCGACATATTGGCAACATTTTGCATAAATGTTTCTTTGGTCGCATCCAAAGAATAAGTTTCATTTACTTTGGATATGTATATACTTGTAATTTTGCAGAATTCTTTCTGGGTTTTGGGAGGTTCTGTACCCAATATTTTTTCTTCTTTGGATGCATTGGTTATACTTCCCGAACGGAGTTTCATATTGTGATTAATTGATTGTTTCGCTGTAAATAAAGTAATAAATATTTTTATTTTCATTTTTTTTTATTAAATTTAAAAATGAAAAATTATTTACACAAAATGAATGAGTGTAATAAATTATTTATAATAAAATAAATAATAAAATGGAACATCCTATATTTCAAGCCTGCGAAAAAGGAAATT